TGCTCTAAACGCCAACGCTTCATGTAGGCTCGATTCCTTGCTCTTTTCCGTTCAAGCAATTCTTCAGGCGTTAACTTCATTAGTCAAATTTGTCACACTTCGGCCACAAGTCAATCAGGCTCGCCACTTCTACGAGGCCAGTTGTCTGGACGCAACCGATACACCGCGCCGGCCGCTACTTCGTCATGCACCGCCTCGAATGCGTAGCCGCCACAGTAGAAGTTGACTTCCCAGCCTTTCTTGCGCTTGGCCGCGGCCAGCGCACTCAGATTAGCTCGGGTCGCGTCCTCGTTAATAACTGACTTCATTCCGTCGTAAGAATATTTGACCAAGATCATACTGGTTTGAATTTCGCGCCGCCGCGTTTGAGAATGACCATGCACGCGCCACAGATGACGAACGTCTTTTTTTCCTTCTCAGACCCGTTTACGCCGTAACGCTTCAGGATTTCGCCAGAACAGAAGTTCGTCCGCGCCTCGCACTTTAATTTGGTTTGCTTTGGCATAGTTCAGTCTCCGTCTGTTCCGCCACTACCCCGTTCATCCTCTCCGTAGTCCAAAGCGGCCTGTAGCCGGTCCAGCGCTCTTTGCAGCCTACTCCTGACGCCTTGGCCCAGTGACCGCAGCGCCAGCACTTCCTCGACCTCACGCTTGCCGTCGCTGACCAGTTTCATTTCGTCGCCGTTCATTCGACTTCCTGTGCCGTCAGCTTGTAGTCATGACTCATCTGCCGATACTGCTTCGCCATATCAAGATAGAACGCCGCAGAATCAGCAGGCGTTTTGGACAATGGCGGCAGCGCGTCGGTATGCAAGCTTGCCCGGCATGACATCGCGTGCGACCTCATCTCAAGACGGCAAGCCTTGGCCATCGCAAGAAGCTGTTCTCTCCGAAGTTCAGAAAGCGATTTCATAACGCACAGCAGATCAAGATTTGCTCCGCGCCGTAAACCATGTTGCTGCCGCACGCCTCACAGGTGTATTTCTCCGCGTCAGGCTCGCACCCGTCAGCCTCCTGTCCGCACGACAAACAGAAGCCTACGTTCTCACAGTCACTCATGGCCCGCTCCACACCGGCCATCACGGTTTCGATAGTTAGATTCGGTGGTAGTTTCATTTCTTTGAAGGTTGGCGCGGGCCGCTCGCACGACCCGCGCCTTGGTTGCCTGTCCGGTTTGAACAGAACAGTATCAGGCAACCGTAAGCATTAGTTTCCAGTCATCTGAATCTGATTCTTGTCCACCAGCGTATAGCCTTTCAACTCCATGCACTGCCGAAACAGCCGCACCTGCTTCAACCCGATGTCCAGCCCAGACCCGAATCCGGTCTGATACCCAGCCCCGGCGCCAGTGCTGTACTTCTCCGCTTCATACTGGCACTCCTTGAAGTCGTGTTCCGCCTCAGCCTGGGTTTTGCCGGGGTGATACCAGACACGGTTCGTCGTAGCGCAGCCGGTCAACACCAGCACCGTCAGCAGCATTATCATCGTTGCAATTTTCATTCTGTTTACCTTGGTTTGCTTTATTCGTTTCGCAGTTTAGTTCAGACCGAAGTCAGTCGGCTTCAGTTCGAGCACGTAGCTCCCGGCGCGTTCGAGTTCAATCGCCCGGTCGTAGTCATCCGAATCTTCGGCAGTGCGAGTCACCGCATTTGCAAGACCCCACAACGACAGATCAGAGCCGCTGGCCAGATGCGTCAGGACGCTCTTGGACTCGCCTTCGGTCAGTTCCAACTTCCGGGTAACGACCTCCACCGCGTCAACCGGATTGCCGACCTGCTTGTCAGCCGCCAGCCGCAGTTTCGCCACTGTCTCGTCAAACCGAAGCTGACTCAGTGAGGCATCCGTCACGTCGCAGACCTTGGCCCAGAATGCCTTGTCATCAAGTTGCCGGGTCTTGTCACTGAACATCTCGAATGAATCGTCGCCGTCCACACTGCCCTCGCCAGCGCGGCCCACATGGTTCTTTCGCAGACTGCTGGCGCTTATCATTCCGTTCAGACAGGCCAGCCGGTAAATCAGCGGCTCGATTTTGATTGCACCGCAACCGACTTCCGAGTTCGTGATGACGATGCCCGCTTGAACCACGTCACCTTTCTTGACCTCGCCACTGACCCGCTCCGTCACGGCCTGAATGTAGAACCGGCGCTCTGTCATCTCGCACGATTTCACCACGCACCCAGACGCGGAGAGTTTCGGCAGAATGACTTCGGCAAGATCGTAGTTGTCCAGCGGCCGATACCGTTCACTCAGGAAAGCACGGGCGACTTTGCCGCCGTTGTCCAGCGTGCGTACCAGACGCTTTTCTGGGTTGGCGTCAAACCAGTGGTTCACGTTCCGTGACAGAAGCGCCGGCGCCTCAGTCCTCATTCGCTCGGCGTACTTCGCCGGGATGCCAGTGCGACCAGCGACTTGTTCCAGACACAGCTTCGTTGGTTTGAAGCTCCGTCCGATCTCGCCAACCGTAAACGTCCCGTCTTCCTCCAGACGCAACTTCCGGGTATCGGCAACAAAATCCCGCTTGGACTTTGACTCGGTAAGGATTCGCTCTGCGAGGTCTGCTAATGGTGTTCCAATCTTCATCTGTTCTTTTGTTCTGCTGGATTCCCGCCAGCACGGTTTGTTTGAGACGAGTTCACCGTCGCCTCTGCGGTTTTGCTACCAGCAACCAACGGTCGCACCGTAGCCAAATTGAGTAATCTCAGAATCTCTAATGCGTCCTCATTGTTCGGGACTGAAGGCAGTTTCGATTCTGTTCTGTTCATGTGACAAACTTATCAGGTTATCGTTTCTTGTCAACCATCAAATACCACTCGCGCCGGCCATACTCGGTCAGCGCGGCCTTGACCAGTTCCGCCGCCGTCTGGTCTGGCTCGCTGTTCAAATAAACCACCGTCAGTCCAGTCACCGCCAGTTGCCTGACTGCCGCGGGCCGACTCCAAAACGACCGTTGCCTGAATGCCTTGCGGAACTCAGCCAACTCGGTCAGCAGTTGGCCACGATCAAAGGCTGTAGTTCGTGCGCTCATTGGTCAGTCCCATTCGGCTGTAGGCCGTGTTGTAAGGTCGCATCCCGTCAGCCATCCGTTGTAGCGCCAGTTCCGACATCCAACGATCTGAGTGCCGCTGGCAGATGCCGTGGCTGATGGCCAGACCCTTCAAGTCCGGGAACAAGCTCAAGATTGAATCACCGGGGAAGCACCACATGCAGACCGTCACGGTGTTGCCGACAATTTTGTATGGCTCGATTATGCTCACTGTTTGTTCTGTTCTGTTCATGCCATCCATTTAGCCGCTTCCGTGCCACCGGGGTTTTACCGGGTTTAGCCCAGTGGTTTGTCCGGTAGTGAGGCAATGGTGTCCACGTCCTTAGACAACCTGCGCCGCCGCTCAACCGCAATAGCCACCTCTGCCGCACCTTTGGAATTGAACTCGGCTTTAATGACTGACCCGTTCTCCACTGCTCGCCAGACTTCCTCGCCGCCGTAGTTCTCAACCCATGCCTGATCTTTTATTTGGAGTGTTTTCATAAATAGCCAAGTTCCTTCCGCTTTTGTCTGGCAACTCTGATTGCATCACTTCGTTTCTTGAAAAGACCCAAGTATATGTTTTTGCCGTTGTAACCTGCGGTGGCTTGCCACCTACCGCATTTGTGGAGCGTCGTTCCTCTAGTCTTAGTGAATTGACGATGTTGTGAACTTTCTACCGGGGTCAATAAACGGATGTTTCGACGCGTGCAATCCATTTTGTCAAAGTTCCTATGGTCGGACAGTTGCCACCGCGTCAGGACAATCCCAAGTTTTCGAGACAGAACAATCCGTTGTGCGAATTCACAAACTATCTTGCCTTTACCTTTAAGCCAGACGTTCCTTCGTGCATATCCCAACTTAGTCAGATACCATGTAGAGTCGTTTAGGTCTGAGTCCACCTTAGAAAATTTCGGATGACAGATTGGCATTAGATGTCTATCGAAAGTTCCGCCAGTTTGTAGCCGAGCCGCCTTGCAATCCGTCTGGCCTGCCATAGCCGCTTCCGGCCAGTCTCGCGGGCATCCGGGTCAGCCTTCACTTGCAGATTCTTGCCCTCTGCAACCTGACTGCGCACGTAGTTAATGGATTCTGCTAGTGTCATATCACGACCTCAATCCAGCAGCCTGTCATCCAGCCCTGACGCTGTTGCTGCCGGTCAATCCACAGTTTACCAAGCTGGCCTTGAATCTCGCTGAACGAACACCATCGCCGATAGCCAGCGGCATCCTCCAGCCATGCGCCGCCCGGCAGTGCCCAAGTAAAATTGAATCGTTTGATTGCAGCCCAGTTCATGCTTGCCTCATTTCCTTGGCCAGCCGAATGAGTTTCTGGCCACTGACGCACCCGGCAAGGCACCGCTCGATTTCTGCGTCACTCCAATCCTTCGCACCCTCAGCCGCCATGCGTGCGCGGATGGCCGGCCCATACCGCTCGATCAAGTCTTGATTCATTCTGATTTCCTTTCGTCAGCCTCCCGGTCAACCGCTTGGTCGTGCCAGCGGTCAGCCCGTTCCGCCTCGATCTCCTGCTGCCGGTCGGCGTCAGCCTCATTCTCCCACGGCATCGGCTCGCTGAATCGGTCTAGGTTCGCTTTCATGGCCAGAGTCCTATGCAGATGCTCGCCCAGATCACGCAGTAAGAGATTAGTGCGACAACCCGGAGCTTCCAAGTCAGTTCCTCGAACCACTCGGCGGTGCGGTCTATGATGAATGTTTTCATGTTCTGTTCTGTTCTTACTACACCTTACAGTAACAGGCCACGGCCTGCCGTCAACCTCATTTTCATACAAATTTGTCTCTGTAGTCTAACCAGTTGGAATGCCAGTGACGCCAGCTTCCATGCCACTTCTGGACCTCGCCAGCATGGCTGACCAATTATCTCGCAGACCGCGTGCCACAATGACGGTCAACAGCGGAATTCTAGGCCTCTCACGTTCGATTTGCGGCGTTTTGAGCCAAAAATAATCTCTCATTTTTGCCAACAAATTTGATACAACCGCCTTGGTCAATATGTCCACAACCCCCGAAAATCGGACGCGCCTACGGGCCTCCAGACGCGATTGCGGGCCTATCGTTCCTTGTAGAAAATTGCGGTTTTTACAGCCCTAGCCGTAGCCGCAGTCAGTAAGTCATCCGGCTCACAGAAAAGCAGACGCCAACCCAGTCCCGCAGCAAGATTCAGCTTTTCCCATTCTCGCTTGAGTAGCACTCCGCGCACATGACCACCCCGATTCCAGATGCCGCCTTGGACTTCCATCGCAACTCTTGAATCAAGCCAAGCCAGATCAAAACGAAACAGACGGCTTTCACAGAAGTAGAACTCAAAGCAAGGCTCTGGTATCTGGTAGCTCGCAAAGAACGCCTTAACGATCTCCACGTTATACGCAAGATGCTTTGTGTCAGCCACAGGCTGCGTCAGTGGCTTGGCAGTTTGTGACTCTGGATTGTGTAGCTTTCTCTCACGTCCAGCAACTACACGGCGAACCATGCCCTCAAAGTCTTTTCGATCTATGCCCATTAGTCGCCGTTCCACTTCCTCGATTTGATGATTGAACTCAGGACCTCTACCTTTGCATGCAATGCACGTTCCGTTTCGATTCTGTCACCGATGCTCCGCAGTGCGTGTGATATGTTCGCCTCGCTAAATCCGTAGCGGTCAGCAATGACACACTGTTCCAAGTGAAGGCTGTCAATCAGCATCCGCCACATGACACTACGGATGACGAACCGCTTATCTTCCCGACCGCGTGACTTGATGTAATCCACAGGCACGCCAAAATGCTTGGCGCAAATGTCCTCAATCGTTTCGATCTTTTGGTCTGTTTTCATTTCTGTTCTGGATACGGTTTATGCCAGTCGCCGCGGCCTGCAAGCCAGCCATACTTTCTTGCCTCGTCACGATTCGCATCGATCCACCGATGGCCTTCATCTGATACCCCCATGAATCCGCGCCGGTCGTAAAGCAACGGCCCAAGCCGGCCGCGTATGTGATGCGGGCATTGGGTTATCGGAACCCTCTTTCTGAAAATGGTAAGCATGACTGCGCATGATTGGCCTTCAACTTCCGACCACCATTGCCGTTTGACCCGGTTGTAAACCTTCAGCCTCTCCCGTTGCCGAATCGAAAGCGGCGATAGTCTCTTGAACGCCTTCGGTCCTAGCGATTTCGAGTATCGCTTTGTTGAACTTTTCCCGCGCCGCCCTGCGTTGCGGGAAATTGACTGCCTGCCTTTTGGCCAGTTCGTATTCAGCGGATGCGTTCCTGATTTTGTTGCGGACGCGCCATCTCGAATCTGCACCCAGAGCGCCGGCTTTGTCTTTCGTTTCCATTTCACGCCTTTTTGACCTTGTTGTATTCAGCAGTCAACCATTGACTGTCTGCGCGCCACTTCTGTTTGACGGCTTCCCACGAGGCGTCGGACTGCACCTGATTCTGGTTGTTGGCCGGATAGATGGCGTTCCTCATTTTTCGGAGTTCCTCGTCGGTGCAAGGCTTGGGTTCAGTGTTCATGGCTTGACCATACAGGTCACTTGCTCGAAATAAATCTTCACTGCGCCGGGGCGTTTCTCATGAAGCCTGCGAAAGAACGATTTTCTCTCGCGGACATCCGTGTGCTCGCCGCCTTCCAGCAGGAGATTGGTCCCGCGATTCTCGACCAGCATGGCGTGATGGATGCAGACGGTCTGGAAGCCGACGGACTCACAGAGGCGGCGCCAGTTACCGTTGAAGTCAACCTCCTGACCCTTGCGGACGAAGTTTTTGCAAATCCAAATCGCGTGACCTCCAGGCCGCAGCAGCAGGAAGGTCTGCTCGACGATCTGACGTGCCGACTCCCAAAAAGTATTAGGTGCGCTTCGCGTTGTATCTCCGCTGTGCTTGCAGCTTGGACTCTCGCTTGCATTCTGGTGAACACGCTGGAATTCCTGGGCCGATGTGCTTGAACCCAACTCCGCAGACCGGGCAAACAGTTCGCCGCTCCCTGTAACGTCGTGGCGTTTTTCCGTGACAGGATACGCACAGTGTTTCGAGATTTTCGATTGCGTTGTCCCAGACTCCACCTGTCTCGCTCTGGTCTTTTTTGTGATGGACTTGGAGCATGTGAGTTGATCCGCACTTGACGCACTTATGGCCGTCTCTTTTGAGCGCGGCTCGGCGCCGTATCCTTTGACGTTGATGCCGCCGACCGACGTGTATTGCTGAATGAACGGCGGACTCGATATGGCCGCGCTCAAGTCGCCCTCTTTCATGGCGCCGAGTTGGCCTTCGGATTCACCGTATTTCATCTGATGTTTACCGTCCGCCTGACAACCGTTTCTGGTTTCTGATTTCCCCCATCGCTCTGGACGCTTCGCCTTATCCCAGTCAATCCCTGACTGGCTGCTGTTGATCGAATCGGCGTAAGGCGGACTGGCGATGCTCACGTCCGCCTCGCGCACCAGTTGCGCCAGCTTGCGCGAGTCGCCGTTGAGCCGGGTCCAGCGGGCGGCTTGAAACGCCGGCCACGCTCCGTAACGACGCTGCCACAGGGCCGCGTTCTCGCCCTGCAAATCGTAAAAAGCTTTTTCCAGTTCGCAGGAAACCACGTTGATACCTTTCAACAGACACGGCAGGGCGGTGGTGCCGATTCCGCCGAAAGGCTCAAGGCAAGTCTGGCCAGCGCGGAGCCAGCCTTGGTCGAGGCAATGCTGGACGATGCGGAAGATTAGAGCCTTTGATGCTTTTGCCGGGTGGCTGTAGGCTGCCGGAACAAGGTCGTCGCCCCAGCCTTCGCCATAGCAGTCAGTCCACTCAGATGTTTCGATATTCATTCCAGTATCGGCTTGGCCGACATGACTTCGTTGTTACGGCCAGTCATCACGCCAGCCGTCCGCAACGCACTCAAAGAATTCTTAAAAGACCCGCTCGCCTCGTAGCTCGTGAACCGGCATAGCTGTTCCATGTCCAGCCCGTCTGGATTGGACACCAGCGCCTGCAAGATGGCTCGCTCACACTTTCCAAAGTGCGGAAAGTTCAGCCAGTAATTGATTCGCTCCGCGCCAGTCGGCAGTTCAGCAAATGGACCGTGCGCCCGGCCTTCAGCCGTAATCTGCATGACCGAATTGTTCTCACCGACTATCAAGCCGCCAGTCCGCAACGCACTAAGACAGTTCTTAAATGAACCCGACATCGTGTAGCCGGCCAGCAAAGCGACCTTGCCGATCGTACAGCCATGCTCGTAGCCAGCCAACACGCGCAGGATGGCCATCTCACACTTGCCAAGTTTGCCATTCGATTGAGTTGTAACTCGCGGAGGCACGGCGGGCCGCACGGTAACAGCCCGTTCTGACGGCACCTGCCGTGCCTCGATTTTCATAGGCAGCAATTTCGCCTTGAAAAATTCAATGTCCGGCGCGAAGTGCCTTTGGACCTCGGCTAGTTGAACCGACTTCAAGACCGCGTCCTTTGCACACTCGACGATCTTGTTCAACGTGTTGACCAGACTTGTCAACCGCTTCCGGTCGCCATTGGTCAGGGCTGACTTTACCTGAACCACAGGCTTGGCCGGCAGTGGTTGGGTTGACTTTACCTGCCGCTCCAGTTCCCGAATCCGCGCCTTCAGCAACTCAGGGTCGTTGGCTTTGGCCTGCTGAATAACCTTGGGGATGCTGTCAGAAAGCTTTGATACAAAGTCAGCCGTGTTAATTGGCTTGGCCGACTTTATCACAATCTCAGGAGTGCGCCGATCTGGATGAAACGAACGGCACATCGGAATTCTTTCCTTTGTAGGATGGTCAGGACTTTGTCGGGTCCACACCCACGCCTCACCAGCCTTCAATCCCGGCAACGATTTTTCCACGGATTCAGCAGTTGCACGATCAAGCCGTTCTACCCACGTTCCGATTGCCTCGATAGCCTTGTTGCCGATCTGACAGCCAAGTACAAGCGTCGTGCATTGGTCCAAGACAGCCTTGTTCACTTCCTGACTACGCTGATTGATTAGAGTGATGCCCACTGAATTGTTGCCGCCCATCCGAACCAGCTTCTCGACCTCTGCGTATGTCTCTCCGTCAATGACCCTCTGAGGTACGAACTCAGCAGCTTCCTCCAGAAAGACATGCACCGCGCCGCCTTCGTTCTCATAGTGGATGATTCGGATGGCCTGCTTGACGATCTTCCGCCAATCAGACTTGCTCAGATTCTTGTCGTATAGATCAATGACCAGCGGGATACGTTCTCGCAGCGCCGCCCGCACAATCTCAGACACACTCTCAGGGGTCAAAGGTAGATCGGCGTGACGGCCTCCTGCCACAACCACACTGTACCCTTTTCCATGTGAGTGGTCAGCAGGCACCTTCAGCCATCTCCATTTGCCTACTGCATCAAAGATGATTGGCTGAACATTGTTGTCCAGAAGTTGCTCGCAGATACCCTTCCCGGTAACGGTCTTGCCACAGTTCCGAATACCCAGCAACGCAGCCGCGCCAACGGCATACTCAGACACAGACAGCGTCACAGTTCCAATCGTGATGTGCTTCATGCTTTTGCTTTAACGCTTTGGTCAATCTCAGAGAGCATATTGTCCAGCAAATACTCTCGCGCCCGGCGCATGTGCCAACACCAGTTACCGTGTTCCATTCTCTGACCACGTTTCAGCGCCGGGGCAACTACGAACTGATGTTGCTCGCAGGAACATGTCTTTTCTTGAACGTCCACCAGATGAACCACGTCCGGCCGTGAACGGCTGTGAACCATAAACCGCATCCGCTCACCCGGTATCGGCTCGATGATAGCCAGCGGACTAGGTTCAACGCGACGTGGCATTACTTTTGCGACTTTTCGCAATCGAACTTCAGTCCAGTTTCGATCTCTTGCGCTTCGCTGATGATTTCTCGGATGGCTTCTAGGTTGTCACTCGCGGGACCAGACGTGTCGGCATGGACCTCCCGAAGTGCTTCGATAGCCGCCTCTTTTTTTTGTATCAGTGGTTTTTTCATAGATTTTTCAGCAATTGCAATCGGACGTTCTTTCCAGTCGCTGCATTTTCATCCCGGCCTTTGTTGTCCAGAAACTGAAACGTCTCGACGAACATGAAATGCTTGTAGCGCTTCTGGCCAGTCTGTTTGTCATCCCACATGTCCAACTCCAGCCGGCCATTGAACAAGATCGCATGGCCCTTCCGAGTGTATTGCATGATGGTTTCGGCTGTCCGGCCAAACGCCTTGAAGTCCACGAACAAGACCTTTTCTTTTTTCTGGCCGTCATCGCCAGTCCACACCCGGTTGACGGCTATGCCGCCTTGCACGATGGCCGTGCCCTTCGGGGTGTAGCGCATCTCACAATCTCGCGTCAGAAAACCTACCAGCACCAAACAGTTAAAGTTCATTCCGTTCTGTTCTTTCGTTGGTTACTTGACGACCTCAGCCATCCAGATTCGCACGTTTCGATTATGCGCCCTGCCGATGGCGTTAAAGATCAACTTCAGATTGTCAGCGACATTCTCGACGCGCTCAGGCTCGAAACCACTGCCAACCTCGATCTCGACCAAGTCGCTGCTGACTTCATTGTTCCACTTCAGTTTGAAGTCGCCATTGAAAATTGAGTTGAGGGTTGTCTCAAGCAGACTGGTCCAGACCTTGACCGAATCAGGCTGACACGGCTTGTGCATGATGACACGGGCATCCTCGGTCGGTTCCTCGACGATCAATTCAAAATCAGACAACGCAATTGCGCTTCCAACACCTTGAAGCGCACGATGAATTGAACCACTGGGCCCAACCAGCCGGCCTGTGTCAGACTTGACCGCTCGCAGGAACAACACGCTGCCAAAGCCAAGCTTCCGAAACCGACTATGCAGCTTGTTCGGATGCCCGACAATTAGCCTTGCAAGCTTCTCGATCACATTTGAGGCGATTTCTTCTCTGTTCATATCTGCACACTACTTTGTCTTATACTCAGACGGTTGTCAATTTCCTTTGACTGCTTCCCGCTCAATCAAGTCAGCCGCGCCCCTCAGCAAGCGCACAATTTGAACGTTGTCCAAATCTTCAACCGTGTTCACGACCATAGGCACATTGTTGTTGCCATGACAGATATTCACCAGCACGGCTGGAGTAGAACAAAGACCATCCTTCTCATTCCGTTTTTGCCACAGACGCAACCTTGTTTTGGTGATTTCAGCACACGCAAACGGAGTCATAGTTTTTCCTTTTGACCAAGCCAGTCCGGCACCGTGACATGATGCTCAGGCCATTCATTGCAAACCGCGGGATATTTCCGGCTGTGATCTATCAAGCTTACAGGGATACAAACCTCGTCAGCCTCGGTCGGATGCCGGGACTTTGGCAGACGCGAGTAAATCCTAGCCAGACCGCTGGGCGTGTCTTTGATATACCACAGTCGCGCAATCATATCAGCGTCGTCTGAATCTCTCGCTTGATGTCCAGACCGATTGCCGGAAAGTCCTCCAGCCATCGCCCAGCGCAGCGTATTGCCAGCGACCGGTCCAAGTTGCCTTTGAAAAAACATGGAGTTCCGTCGAGTACCGCCAGCACGTTCCGTAAATCACTTTCGGCTGGCTGGTAGTAAACACGACCATTCGACGCAGCGCCGATCACGGCCCACTTTAGCAAGCCTTTGAACTCAGCAAGAATCGGCGCGATGTCGAAACTCAAAGGCTCAATGGACATCCACGGCCACTTTGCACCGCACCGGCTCAATCGCTCCAGACCAACACGCAACCATTGCGCCTGCTGTTCAGGCGTCAGCAGCTTGCCGAACATCTTGGTAGGCGGTGCGCTGATGCCACAAAGCAGATTGTCCAACTGTGCCAACTGCGCGAAGCCAGTCAGCCGAACCGGATTCTTGGTCAGCGTAAAGAACACATGCCACGGACACGCCTCGATTGTGGCCAAGACTTCGTTAATCCATGCAGACCTCACATCGTGTCCGAATAGGTCTGACATTGAGCACAGGAAAATTCCAGCCCGTGTCTTATGCCGACGCACCTCAGCTAATGCCTCTGGATGCCATGTAATCTTTTCAAACGCACCGACGCCATTCATTCTATCACGCAAAGTTTTTGCATAGCACTCCACAAGACCGCCGCCAATGTTCCACTCACAACCATGCTTACACCCCCGAACTGGATTGACTGTGTAGCCGGTGCCGACCCCAAGCACATGGGTCCATTCGATGCACAAACTAGTTATCTTCCCATCCTTGTCGCGCTTCACCTGCGAGTTCATATATTCCTCCACAAGCTGCGCGTAACAATGCCTTGGATTGAAGTCTTCGATACCTTGAACATTCTGACCAGCCTCTTTCTGTCTGGATTGAGCGAAAATTCTTCTCGTATCCGAGCAACTATTGCTTCGTCCAATTTGCTGCTTGGATGATCTGAACCGATTACTCGCTTGTGAAGTCCAGCATCCCATGCGTGTTTGGCATTCCCGCCGTATGTGCAGTATTCCAGATTCGTGAGTTGGTTGTGTCTCTTGTTGCCGTCCTTATGGTTGACCACAGACTTTATAGGCTGTTCGCCAATGAATGCCCACATCACAAGTCGGTGGATTCCTATGGTTTTCGGCTTGCCCTCTCTACTGAGTGAAACTTGCAGGTATCCATTACCGTCCAGTTGCGGTCTGAGAATTCTTTGCGACAGGCATTTTGGACTATTACTGACCCGCTTAACTCTGCCTTGGTCGCTGACTTCATAAAGCCCAGCAAATCCGGGAATTGATTTCCACAATTCAAGACCGCCGCCACACTCCGGTTGCTTTGAGGAACAACCGACAGGCGGGGATTCCACCGGAGCGGGCGACGAAAACTGAATGGTCAACTGTTCACTCAAAGCGATGCCAGCATAAAAGACCACCGCAAGAATGCAACCCAATTCAAGTTTCCAGATGTCTTGCCGGTTCATAAAGTAAATCAGTCGGCGTTTGCCAAAAGCTGGCGCTCGGATTGATCCGATTTCGGAAACAGCAACAGAACCGTCCAACCTGCATCCGAAATTCTTTTGCCCAAGCCGCCGACTGAAAAGTTAATCGCTCTTGAGCCGAAACATGGCTTGTGACTGAACCGGCAAGCGAATGACAGTCGTTGAATCTTCACGGTATGCCCATGCCGAAAACTCAGATTCGCTGTTGAACCGCATAGCGGTCAGGCTCTCGATCTTTTGACCAGATGCAACCGCTGTCCATGTCACGCCGTTCGTGGACATCTCCACCTGTGTAAACGGTTTGGTCGGCGCCGGCACCTTGGTATCGCACGTCGGACATGTCTTAGCATCTTTCGGCAACTTCGTTTCGCAGTCCTCGCAGCGAATTGGTGTACCGCAATTGGCGCAAAAGTTTGCATCTTTCTTGTTCGGATTCTGGCACGTCTCGCACTTCTCGCGGTCGGCCGCATTGCGGTCACATTTGTAGATCACGTAGGCAGCCGTTCCAATCACAACGACGGCGACCGCAGCAACGCACAGTGTCCACCACTGCGCCTTGACAGGTTCGTCTTGTTCAGCTTCGGCGGCTTGAATCGGTAGCGCCACAAGCAATGTGCACAGTAGAATGCTGATGATTTTTTTCATCCGTAGTCCTTTCACTTGAGAACCACTTCCCAAACGTAAACGTGCAATCCAGCCAAGATCACGACGCCCACGATTGAGACAATGGCCAGTATCTTCCACTGCTTGACTGTCCATGTTTTCATTTTGGTATCGGTTTGGCTGGCGCGGCCGATCACAGCCGCACCCAGCCGATTGATTTACTCTTTGGCTTCGTCCTGGATTTTTCCCAGTGCCAGTTGGTTCGGGTCGTCAAACTCGTCAACCTTTTCGTCGGTGAACGATTTCGTAAACCGGATTGCCGTCTTGAGCTTCGGCGACGTTTCCGTGAAGTCCATCGTCACCTTGAAGTTGATCGTGATAAGCTTTTCCTCCGAGTCCTCAAGAATCTCGACGGCTTCGTTGACGTGTTCCTTCCACAGCTTTTCAGACTGCTTCAGGAATGCTTCCTTCATTTCTTTCAGCACCTTGGGACTGATGCTGCCTTTTTTGGTTACGGCCATAGTTCACCTTCTTTCTGTTGCTCCGCGGCCGGCGCTTGACTACTCGCCAAGCCCGACTGTCCGTCAGTCGCCCCCTTACACAGTGAGACGCTTTCGGAATCGCAGTCTGCCGGCTGCGGAAAATGTTCGTCAAGGACGGCTTGCACCCAGCGGATGATTCGCGCTGCGGAGCCAGTCGAGCCATCCCAGTCACCCGAGTAGTCCGGCCCTTTACCCCTGACCGGCGAATGAAAAGAGCACTGGCCGGTCGGCAGTGTTACGTACAACACCCACGGATAGTAAGGTTGCTCTGGGTCTTGTTTCCAGCCGAACAGAATGTTCAGTTCCGCGCCGTGCTTTTCGAGTACGTCACACAGGTTGGCCATGCTCCACTGCTTCTTGTCGTAGGCCACACCCTTGAACCTTCTCGAGTACTCTTTGGCACGGCCAGAAGCTTTCTGAGCACGAAAGATATTCAAAGCCACTACGCCCACCGGCCCGATGGACTGCAACCGCTCGTAGAGCGCCTTCGTGGCGCCACCGTCCGAGCCGTTGTAGATCGTCAAGGCGTTCACGTTATTCGTCTCGCAAGAAGTTGTCTATCGGACCAACTTGTTTGGCTACTCCATAGATCAAATCACTCATGCAATCAGCATCACGTTCCGATTGGTGTTTGAACCCAATCAGCATTCCAACCGTCCGCTCCACACACAGCTTCTGATCTTGCTTCGATGCAAACTCCGCTGACTTGGCACGCACACGAATCATAAGGCCGTCTGGCATTTGCTCGACCTTCGCACAACTCCAAGTAGGAGACACTTCGCGCACGTACTCAACCGAATTTGGACTTTGCAATGTGATTAGAGCCGCGATGTCATGCTTGCGCAGCACGGATTTGATTTCTTCGGCTGCCGCTTTTAGAACTGGGTCAGGCATTTCAATTCTTTCGGTTTAGTGGAGTGAAAACCGCTTGCAGAATCTTTTGTTTCAGCGCCGCCTTTTCGACGTGACTGTTGACCATCTCACGGCACACCGACCGCATGTTGTTCGCCCAATCAGTCAGCGACTCGCCCTCGGCCATTGCCGTCCGGCTATCACGACCAATCACATACTCGCGCCACTCGCCAGTCAGCCGCATCAAACCCAGTTGAATCCACGTCGGCGTCCAGCCAATCACGGCCTTGTCCGCGTAGCACAGCTTCGACGGCTCCACCTTGTAACGCCTCGCCATGAATCGCGAGTGATAGAACGCAAAGCAATACCACGTCTTGCCATGCGGACACCGGCCCCAGATGAAGTCACACACCCGGCCAAGTAGCCGAGCCGGCCAAGCTGCAAGCGGGTCTTTGTGTCCGTAAAGATCGTAGCAGTCAAACAGCGTGCCCATGATTTCTGCACCAAGCCAGACGTGACCCTCACCTTCCGGCCCATCAAGGTTCGGTTTGCCGAAATATCCAAGATCGTGAACGAAGAAAGCCACCCACAACCGCGGGTCGAATGGAAAGCCGTAGAGTTTCGTCCAGCACACCGCCAGCAGCAGCGGATGAAGGATGAACTGATGATACCCGTAAAGCAGGCTGCGTGTTCCAATTGAGATTCTCATTTCTGTTCTTTCGTTCGCAATGTCTAAACGGTCGGCGGTCCCCTGTCAATCTTTTGTTCTCAAGGCGTAGTCGCCTGCTTGGATTTGCACAAGCTTGTTTTCGTCGCGTATCAGCCATGACGCAATTCGCGTGTCCAGTTTGCTCGCGATTTCCTCCAGCGGCATATTGGCCGTAACCACTGTCCACTTCCGGCCACGGGACCGCAACACCCGATCAAGTTTGGAGGCAAAGATTTTGTTCGGGTCGTAGTCAGCGCCAACGTCGTCAAGCACGGCCAGCGCTGGTTCCTCCATCGCTTCGGTCAAGTCCCATTGACCGCCCTTCATCTGGTCAGACACTTTCCGCAGATCAAACAGCTTGGCCGTGAACTTGTGAAGATGTCCGAACTGAATCATGTCTTTGACTTCCGTGCAAGTCCCCCAGCCGTCCAAACCTAGCTCGGCAAGAATCATTCTTGCCAGCAGCGTCTTCCCGTTTCCGCTCACCCCGACAAAGCTCAAGCAGTAGCCTCCAGACCAAGCAGACTGCTTTACGTTTCTCACGAACAACTGCGCCGCAGCCAACGCTCGAACCAGACTCGGCTCGTAAGCGTCAAAAGTGCTAAAGCTTTTCTTTGATGCCGGCGTAGTCACTTGGACGGTTGAGGGTGCCCGCGTTTCGGTCGGCAACGATGCGACCACCTTTGGAATTATTTCGCTGATTGGTTTCATTGGATAGCTCCACTCGTATTTGGTTGAAAAAGTCTTTGAAGCCGTAGATTGTCGCGGCCTTCTTGCAGTTGGACGCAAACTGGTCGCTCCGCGCTCTAGTCCAAGCCGCCTTGGCAATCTCCAGCAGTTCGACGCGTGCGACGTGAAGCTCAAGAAGTTCTGAGGTTGCCTTGGCGTCTCGACCATTGAATTTGAAATCGAAGCCAAAGAACTCCTTGAAGTTCTCCGTCCAGCCTTTGATGAATAGGTGATGCTCGGAAGTCTCCTTGGTCACTGGCGGTGGCTCAACTCGCCTTTCCACCGCGCCAGCGGAAGAGTACTTATTCTTATCCTTATGCCTCTGCCTCTCCTTGGCGTTACTTGCGTTACCAAGCGTTACAACTGCGTTACATGTTCCTATGTGCTTCTTATTCAAGCGGAACCGCTTAACCCTTTCGTGAGTCTTTTTACGCCTTTGATCTTCACTGGCTATCTCTCGATAGTACTCATAGTTCACAATCAGCCATCCCCAGTCACGGTGACTTTCAAGACGCGCAATCCTAGCCCCGCCAGCTTCAGGATTCCGGCTCTTGCTGTCCGGCCGTTCAAGAGCGGCGATGCACGCTCTTACGATTTCCAAAGGGACATTTGTAAATCTGGCAATACCTTCGTGCGTCATGTCCACCACACCGTTTTGATCTGCCAACACGAGCATGTCCATGAAAACCAACCGCTCTTGCCAATTCTCCGCGATACTTGATGAGTAGATTTGCTGGAAGATTTTAGCGTACATGTTTTTGTGACAGACCAATACGAGGCTCGGCTTCAGAAGAAGGAACGCCGGCTGGCGCCGACTCACCCGGTTTGCACCGGCCTTCGCACGAACCCCGTATTGATCTGTCTGAGATTTTCACCATAGCGTTCTGAACCGCTTTGAGCATCCTACAAACAAAGCTCCACCCGTCAACCAATACTTACCGGCACCGTTTGCCGACTTGTTCACAACCTGTCCACACCCTAGCTCACCAGTCCGGTCAAGAAACGGCTCGGTATGGCCGGCTCGTATTGGCGAGTGAACCGGTTCCGGCGCTTCAGTGCGTAGCTCAGGATGCACACATGCCGGGCGCGTGTGATGCCGACGTAGGCTAGGCGCTTTTCTTCGGCCTCGTCACCCTTGCGAGTCGGCAGAATGCCGTCCTCGAATGCCGGCATGAACACGACATCAAACTCCAGTCCCTTCGCACTGTGTACCGTTGAAACCACAACGCCGGCTTTGTTCTCGATCTTGAAACTCGCGTGCGACACAGCGAACAACAGGTCTTGCACCGTGCCGTCCGTCAATTGACTGGCCAGATCCGCCAACCGGCTGACTGATTCAGCACTCAACCCCATCCGAGCCAATCGTTCCAGTGCCACGTTCAGACTCATTTGGCCGGTCAATTGCAGCGCCACTTGGTTGATGGATTTCAACTGCGCCAGTGACTGCCGCCGCACTTCATCGGCCACTTCACGTCCTTTGCTCAACAGCACAGCTTTGTACGCCAGCCAATCGTTCTCCGGGTCCGACAACAGCGCCACGAACGCCAGCGCCTTTGGCCAGTCCACCGGCATGGCAATGGACTGCCTCGCCACAGTCAGGCCCATGTTCTCCAGTCCAGTAGCCCACTCCGCTACCAGCGCATTGGTCCGAACCAACACAGCCACGGATGCAGGTTGTGCCTCACGTATCAGCTTGGCCACGTCCACTATCTCGCTCTCGCCAGTTTCTGAGTCGCGGATGGCCACGGCCCCCGGCTTGCCGCTGACCGAAACCATCTTCACCGTGCCGTTCAAGCGGTTGGCCGCTTTGACGACACATTCATCCGACCTAAAGTTGCGCGTCAGGTAAACTTTTTGCACCGCTGGATTGTCCAGCATTGCCGTGAAGTGCGACACGTTGCCGCCACGGAACGAAAAGATGGCCTGATTCTGGTCCCCGACGTAAATCTTTTCCGAGCACGGCATGGCTTGGTAAATGGCCATGTCCAAGTCGCCTGAGTCCTGAACCTCGTCGCACAGGAGCACGTCATAAGGCCACTGGTCCGGTTTGATCTGCCGCAACACCGCCAGACCGCGATGCAGTATCATGTCGAACGTGACGAGGTTGTTCCGCTGAACTCTCTGGTAGAATGCGCCAGCAACCAACTGCGGCTTGCTCCAATGGCTGGCAGGCATAGGGTAACTCAACCAATCACGCACAGCAGCCTCTAGCGCGACCCCAGTGCCACTATAGCGGCTCTCCGTGGCCACTTCCTCAAGTAACTCCACCGCCTGTTGCTCAGACAGTATCCCGAACTTGGCCGGAAACCCAAACGCAGGACCGAATCGCATCAGCAACCGAACCATGAACGAATGGAGCGTACCCGCAAACCCCAGATACGAACCAGACTGAGCCGGCCAGCCCATGCGCTGGCGCACGCGTCGGTCTAGTTCATTCGCTGCCGCATTGGTAAATGAGACGCAGCAAATTCTGTTGGGGTGGACACCAGACTCAATCTTTCGCACGATTCGTTCGATGATAACTCGCGTTTTTCCTGAACCTGCTGATGCAGTAACTAACAACATGTCAGCAGCGCAATTTACTGCGGCATTTTGTTCTGGTGATAAATTCATGGAAGCCTCACGAATCGCCGTCTTTTTACAATGTCGTAGATTTCATTCCGCGAGACGCCAAACTCCTTGGCCAGCATGTTTCCAGTTACGCGATGTGGCAGATACCGAAGTCTTATTTCCACTACCTGCTCATTTGTGAGAATCGCACGACAATGAGTCTCACAGAAATTCTTTTGAAGCCCGGTCTGCTTCGCATGTTCTAAGTTTTCAGCGCTAGTGACCCATTCAAGATTTTCGATTCTATCATCCGTTTTTACTCCAGACCTATGATTTACTTGAGGCTTGTTGGAAGGATTATGAATGAAGGCTGTCGCAACCATTCGTCCAACTAGCCTTTTGATAGGAACGCCACGCTTACATAGGCTCACAACACGATACCCGTGTCCGCCAATTGATGCTTTCAAATCACGACCTTTGTGCCCTGCGTTTCCCCTGGATAGGGATCGGACATTGCCGAGATTGCTAACCTCGTACAGACCTTCGTAACCTATTATTTGACGCCATTCTTCGTTCACTGTCGCACCTGTTTGGAAGCCCTGCCGTCCCGGTGTGCAACAGTCCAGCATGAAGCCGGTTGTAGCCTTTCGGCGTTCCGAGACGGCAGGAGATTTGTCGAACCTGTTGCACGATTTAAGACTACCAGCCCAGCACACACTGTCAATAAATACCGCCGCGCTGATAAGCACGACCGGGCCTTTGGCGGTCACGGCCTCCTGTTGTTCGGTAGTCAGTTCTTTCATCGGCAGCATAATGGTTTCCCTTTGAAGTCAAACACGCCGTTCTGTTTCAGCAGGCCAAGCCGTATGGCTTTGCGAATGGCTGGCAGGCTTTGCTCTCGATCCCATTCGTATGGCGACGGCGCGTAATACTGACCGGGTAGAGGTTTATCAGGACAGTGTTTGTAAGTCGGCAGACTCGATGCCGTGAACATAACCCACGATTCATCCTCCATGCTTCCACCATAGGCGTAACGCCGATAGCGCGGCTCAGGCTTCAAGAGCAACCAGCCGTCTCCATGAATTCCGTCACGACTGGTCATGTAAACCTTGACCCCTTTGTAATCAAGCAACAGCCATTCGTGGTACGTCGGCAGATCGTCTGGCAGCAGGTAGAATTCTTGGATTTTATCCCATCCGCGCCGCCACGCGCCTTTGATTGCCGCACCCGTTCTACGGTCGCGATCGTACTGGTCGCACTCCAAATCCCGGAGCATGTCCGGGTTGGCAAGTATGGTTGATCTCGTGTGCTCGCGTTCGATAGCCCACAACTCCTTGTTCCAACCTTTGGCCGTGTAGCGTTTTGGATTCTCTCCGTAAATGGCAGTGAACTTGTCGGCGTATGGCGCAGCGCACTTCTTGCAGATGTGCCCGGAGATTTCATAGTGCCTGTCATACTTGGGAAGTTTGTCCACGAATAGCACGTAATTGCCATTCATCGAACCGCTGCCGATTAGCGGGATGCTCAAGAATGGATACCGTATCACACGAAAGATTCCGGGTGGTTTGGCTGGACAGCAAGTGACTGTCAGTTCCGCCTTGCACAAGATGAAGTCGCTGACATCGCTAGGCATTACATCGCCATCGCCGCATAGTTGGCAGGTGCGAACAATGTCCCGGTAACAACTTTCGCAAACATCCTTCCACTTGCCACGCTTGACCTCAGCGCCTAGAGAGTTGGATTCGTTAATCTTCTCACCGCATTCGTAGCATTTCATAATTTCATTTCTGTTCTGTCTCCATCATGTCACACCGGCGTCCTCTGGCAAATACAATATGTCTGTCGGTAGAGTTTTCACACTGCGCCGGACTGCTTCGTCCAGCAGTTCGTAGGATTCATGGTCAGTCAGCCAGCGCTCAGGCACGCAGCCCCACGGACACCGAAGCTTTTTGATGGTGCCCCAGATTCGGCAAATCAGCGGCCTCACTGCGTAGGACCTGCACCGGCCATCCAGCCCAAGATGCGGACACGTTCTGGATAGCCCAAGTGCGGCCACAGTCATCTTGACCTGACCGGCCGAGTAATCTTCCCACGGTGACTTGATGCCCATGTAGCTGTCCAGAATCTTTGCTTCAATCACCGAGCATCCGATTGGCCCGCAACAGGAGTTATGACGGTCAGTCCCGCAGTGACCCTTGCAGGCCACCTTTGGCACCCGATCGTACAGGTCTTGCAGCGGGTGACTCATATCCTGATGAAAAGCCTTTCGTCCTCAATCAGCCAGATATAGCCAACACGCCACTTCGGAGTTTGCCCAGTGCTCATTCCGCGCAAGTCTCGCTCATTTGCAAACTCGATTCTTTGTTCTACAGCAAACTTCCGAGCCCGTTTTACAACGACACAAGCTGAAGATCCTGAGCCGATCTTAGCAGCATACAAAGGACGCCTTCCCCACCGTCCTACTGTTTGAATTGCTATCATACCTCTACCACACTGAACACGTCTTTGTGATGGTTGGAAAACTCCGCGTAGTCGTCGGTATGGCAATCCGTGACCAGCAATTGGTGAATGACGCCAGCCTTTATTAGTTCCATTGCCCGCGTGACGAGCCGGTGCTTGTTCTGACGACTGATAATCAGATCGTCAATCAGAACCAGCTTTACCGGAGCGTCCTGAGCCAGTGCCGCCGCAATTCCCAGATACGTGACGGCCTTTTCTAGCCCACTGAAATCCCGATGCGAAATCCATTCATGGGTTGTTTCGTGGCGCCGACCAATCTCGCCATGATTGAACTCGACCGCCGATGCCATCAGACCATCGGTCACTTGGTTGATGGTCTTGAGCAGCCGGCCAAACATCCGCTCGACCAGTTCCGACTGCGCCTCCGCTACCGACTCGCGCACGGCCTTGATGACAGTGAAGTAAGCCTCAGCCTTCGTCAGTTCGGCCAGACTCTGCACCCGTCGCGCTTCCTCCTGTTGAGCCGCGGCATGGCGTTTCTGCATGGCCGATAACCGCGCCACGTCCTCATTCAGTTCGCCAAGCAGCTTGAGCTTGGCTTCATCCGGCTCGACCGCTGGCAACTCCGGCAGCAACTCAAGCGATTTCACGGCCATGTCACGCTTCGATTGCAGCGCCTCAGCCGTGCGCAGTTCGCTCCGCAATCTCGGAAGCACACTGAACCGTTGTGTGGCCAACCGCTCTTTGTCCTCCTGTTCCTTGACCTTCGCCGCCAACACCTTGACGGCATCACTCTCTCTGGTCAGTTGCTTGTCCAATTCACCAATGACGGTCTGGCAGGACAAAGCCGCATTCAGTGCCTCTGTGATTCGCTTCGCCGTCGCCGCGCATTCACGGCCTTTGTTGCCACAGCACAGACAGTTGTGGTCCAGTTCCTTTTCAGCCTTGCCGTTGAACTCGACCAGCCGCCATCGCTCGCCGTCAATCTTCGTGTCGAGTACGTTGGCCTCGTTCCGCAGCCGATTGACTTCCGTTACCATGTCCGGCAACCGGCTCTTGAAATCGGTTGCTTCAGTTTCAAGCGACTGGATTTCAGCCGTCAGCTTCTTGATCGTATCGCTCTGGTCGGCCAGTTCAGTGTCCTTGGCCAGTTCAGCCCGCCGTGCCTGACGCTGCTTGTATTCTGACGCAAGCTGCGTTGACGCTGCTATCTCGGTCTTTACCTTGCCGACTTGTTCGGTTACTGCCGACAGTTCGCTGTCCACCGACCGCGTCGGCGTCTGGTTGCTGTCACCGATCTGCATTTGGACCTGTGCCTCAGAGAAGCCTTTCAGCCGCTCCACCGTCGCCTTAGCAGCGATAAACTTGTTGGCCATACTCGCTACCAATTGCTCTAGCCATTCCTGCACAGACTGAGAGTTTTCGTGCCGTTCATGGTCGCTCTCGCTGATTTCTTTGCAGAGTGCTTCATGCTCCAGAATGATTTCTCTGGTCGGCGATTCAAACACGATTGCCTGAACCTTGCTCACTACCCAATCGCCAGACACGTCCTCTGACGAAACCAGTGACGAGATGTATTTCGCTCGCTCGACCTCTGACTTGTCCAAGTAGTACAGCGGGTCCAGCAGAACCAGCGGCGTCTCAGGGAAGCCATCCGGCAGCTTGTGCGCGGCCTTCAGCGAATCATCCTTGCCTTGTTTCCACTCGCGAACCAGCACCTTGCCGTTGTCCAGCGTGGCCGTCACCTTGAGCGGCGACTTCGCGGCCAACGGATTTTTGGCAGTCAACGCGATTCGCGCCGCCGTCAGGATGGTTGTTTTGGCCGTAGCATTTTCGCCGACTATGGCCGTGATGGGCGACAGCTTGTAGGTGCCGCTCTTGCCTTTGACGTTCTGTAGTTTCAGTTCAGTAATGTTCATATCGTTTCTGTTTCTGTTTCTGTTTCAGTCCGTTCAACCTTCAGTTTCCACTTCCGCGATGCCTTCGTCCACAACAACCGCTTCGATTGAAGCAGGTATTTTGTCGTAGAGCCGACCGGCGCTGATGGTCCCAGGTTTGCGCGTCTTGTAGAACGCCGACACGTAGCCCTGCGGCACTCCGTTGAACATGACTCGGATTGACTCGTTGTCGTATTCGTTGGCCGGGTCTTTGGTCAGAGTGACCTTGTCGCCGATGTTGAGAATGCCGGGTTTTGTTGTGAGTGTGATTCGATGTTTCATTTTAGTTTGGTTGTTTCGTTACGACTCTGCCGTGATGACTAGAGCCTTTCTTGTTCGGACAGTTCCATCTGCTTTGAAGTCAGTCCCGCCATCTGCGTCCAGCATTTCATGCGTGTTCAGTGCCGCGTCAGTAACCGGCATGATACAGCACCCATCGCTTTCGAGCGGGTGCGTGCATTTCGATTTGTCCACGCACACAAGACGGCGTCCATGTCCTGCATTTTTTAGCAGTGTGAGTATCTTGAACAAACGGTTGATCGTCATGTCGTTGGTTGAGTTGGCTTCGGGTTGTAATCCATTGCGCCTTCGGGCAGGCCGTCCACGTAACCGCCGCGCTCCAAAGCGATGTTGATGCTGATGGCCATGCGCTCGATCTCGTCAGTCGTCAGTTGAATCTTGTGCTTCCGGTCCACGTTCCCGGCGACATACATCGCCGCGTCGAAAGCAATTAGCAACGAGTTGGCCAGCTTCCCGGTGTACACCCGCGCCTTGCGGATGCACTCTTTTTGATCTTCAGGACTGCCGGGCGCGGGGCGTGCTTGCTGCTGGCGTGGCGGCGGTTGGCTTACCGGCTGCGCTGGCTGCGCTGGTGCGGCTGGCGCGTGTGCTGGTTGCGTCGGCTGCTGCGGATGTTGCGGATGAACTGGCGGCTGTGACTGTGACTGCGGCGCCGGTGCCACGTTGGCCGGCTGCGGCGCTTGCTCCGCACCAAACTGGCCAGTGTCCTGCGTCATGGTCGCTCTATCGTCAACGACAATCACAGTGCTGGTACGGCCGCGGTACTCCTCAGTCTGCTTGGACATTCCGAGCCACGGCTTCTTGTCACCGGGAACAGCTTGAAACACGACCATGATATTGGTCCATTCCTTCGTGAGTTGCGGCCGATTTTTCAGCTTCAGTTTGATCTCACCAGCGCCATCGGTAACGGTACAGTTCTGAAACGACCACGGGCCATGTTCGTTTGAACCGTCTTTGTATTCGGTGATTTTTTTGAACCTCACACGGCAGGATGGTATCGGGTCGCCGTCACGGAGTTGGAGGATTTCTGCTACGGACAGGATTTGACTCATATCTGTTCTTTCTTGGTTGCGGCACTGCTTTTAATTCGTTCGCAGCGCCTACGTTACAGACAAATTTATCAGGCTAGAAAATCAGGTCAACCCTTTTTTACGGGACCAAGCAGCTTTCTGCGCCCGACATCTTGAATTTATGGACCTTCTGACAAGAATTGCAATATCGTTGATTCTGGTTTTCCTTGGTCGCCTCACAGACACAAATGGTGCTCATTCTGGCCTTGAATCGCCTGACGATTCGCTTGCTGCGGAGCATAAGTAAACCGTTGCAGTTCAATCAAGATTCACGTTGGGTGAATGAACCGAACGTGCGTCTCGCTGCCTTCGTCTAAGTCGGCATCCGCGAGTACCTTGAACGGGATTTGACTGGTCACGTCGGCCTGACCCAGTGGATTTGGCTGGCCTGACTGCGGAGCTACTCTCGGAAAGTCAAACTCCAGCAGCGTCCCGCTACCGGCGTTTAGAGTGGCCTTGAGCGCAACCTCACTGCCATCCCTCACCGCCTGTGGCAAATCACCCTCACTACCGAAGTACTCGTTGAATGCGCCAGTGATAACGGCAGGGCCCATGGAAGAAAATCGTCCAGCAACTCCATCACGACTCATTCGCGTTTTATCCCGCGGCAGATTGATTTCACAACTCAGTTCGATCATGCCGGTGACTGGCACTGCATCAATCGTCAGCACTGCATCCGACGCGACTATGCTGTTCAATGACTCGGTAGCAATTGTCCACACGGGGTCACTGTCAACCGACTGAACGCTGGCGCACATGAAGTCGCATGAAATGTTCGTGATGTTTTGACCTCGGGTCGTACATCTCAGTGAAGTAATCACGCAGCCGCTATACGTTTCCCACGGTCCAGATTCATAGGCGACGTAGAACTTCAATGACTCGATCACAAATGGTTGGCTACGCTTTGGCCTGAAAGTGTATGTGGTGTTTCCGGGGTCCTCGACCAAAACAGGGTCTTTGAGACAGAGAAGATTTGACAGCAAAAGCCGCAGAGCGTTACCCGGACTCCCCTCAACATCCAATCGCCCGCCAAAGACGTAACCAGCACGCTTCTGACCCGTTTCCTGACGCCACACTGAAACCTTTGTCGTCCTCAAGACTGAGTCAAATGACGGCTCGAATTGACGGACGCCCGTCACTCGATAAATTGTGCCAGTCCCGGAACCCGCAAATGTTGACTCGGCTTGAACAGCAACCGTTGTGAGGATTTGCGATTTCATGTGTTTGCGCCGCTCCCTGAATTACGACTGGCGGCGCAGCCATTCACCCTTGCAGCCGTTTCCATGAAACGCCTTACTTACACCGCAGCGATGTCCACAAAAGACGTTTCTCCCGATTCAGGGTACGGTGCTTCAGTCCAGTGGACAAATTTATCGGCCACTCGGCTGACTGGCGGGACCAGAAAAGATCGCTTCGGCTTTCGCGTCCAGTTCCGCCGATTCGGTGTCGGTCAACTCATGCGATTGTTGCGCCGCCTCGCGGAGCTTCTGATACACGGCCTTTGACTTGGCAGCGGCATCAGCCGCCGCAGCAGCAATACCCAGCACTTCAAGCAAGAGAGCGAAATTCATGGCGATGGTATGGTTGGGGTTGGTGGTTTTGTGAGCAGTATCCGGATGGAATTGATGAGCGACGTGATCGCGTTATTGGCCTGCAAGATTTCGTTTTCCGACTGATTGGATTGCAAACTCAGCAAGGCAGTTTGTGCCGCACTCAATGCCGCGGTCACTCTAGCAACATCGTCCATGTTTGGACCGCGCTTGGCTTTGTAGTCGGAAAGAATGACACGACTGGTTTTCCACGCCTTGGGGAACTCGGCACGATACTTGTCCACAGCCCGGCTGACTTCGGCTGGCAGGCTCAACCGGTTCTGGTATTCCCAGAGCGTCACTTGCTCGTAGATGTCCAGCGAGCTTCGTTGGATTCGCTCCGCGTTTACGACAACAGAATCTTGACCCTCAGCGATTGCGGCCGGCTTCAGGTTGTTGCAGCCGGTCAGTGGAACGATGCAGACGGTAGGAAGCAGGACGGCCAAAGACAGGACCAGAAGGATTCGTTTCATGGCTGAACACTACGCCCAGCACTGTGCTGGCGTCAACCAAAGAAAATGCCGCGCCCACCTGAGCGCGGCATGAAGCAGTCAGGATTGAGCCAGTCTTATTGCTCTGGAACTGGCTTCAGTTCGGGTGCCGACGCTGACAGGCCAAGATTCTTTGCAGTAGCGCCGATGACTGACAACTTGATTATGTCAGAGATTTCCTCGACGCCTTCGCCAAGATCGGCGTCAGCTTTCACGATGATTTCTGTGTCACCGGGGTCGTCAGCACTTACCAGCAGAGCGCCGCGCCCGTCCTCGTCAACGACAACCTGTTCTGTTTCACGATCTCGGCTACGGTCGTCATGTCCCATATCAATGAGTCCTTTGTTGAAGTGAACCAGCTTACTTTGAGCCACGCCAGCCGCCAACCAGCACGAATAACCCAGTGACAACGGCCGCGAGGCCAATAACCCACCTTGGTATTTCCATGCTGACCAGCATCGTGACTCCAAACAGAATCAGATAGATTCCGAGAATGATGTTTGTCATGACTGACACTAAGACTGGATTGCAGATTCGCAACTATGGTTTTTACCTATCTACCTCAGTCGAGCGCCGTTTCAACCGATCAATTTCAAGCTGGAGGTCCATCAGCCGCTGCCACTGTTTGGATTGAACTATTTTCGAGTCGTACTCTGCCTTGTCCAACTGCCTGTGAAGTTCTGAGTTCATCAACTCAAGCTCCCCTTTGGTGGCAAACGCCTGATAAAGAAAAATCAGCGCAGCGGCACTTAGACCAGTGCCGCCGCCGATGATTGCAGTCGCCTTTTGCTTTGGCGTAGCCTTCGATAGAAACTCGGTGTTCAAGTTGACTTGTTTGATTCTTCGGTTTCTCCACCAGTAGTGGTCGTCAAGCCAGTGGTTGCCATTTCCTTGGTCTGACTTCCGATTTGATGAAACCAAGTCCCAGCAGCGCCCATCGCCAGACCAACACCGACGTTGCCAGTCCAGAACCCAATCTTGGCCGCAATGAAGTCAATCCCGACACCAATGAACGGCGCCAGCCAAGGCCACATCTGGTCAGGAATGAACCCGACGAACTTCCTGAACAGCATCACGAACACCGTCGTCACTGGCACGATGAACACCTTGACCCAACTGTATTTGGACAGAGTGTCCCGAATGGCCTCGTCTTTTGGTGTTATCTCATAGGCGTTCGTTTGGGCGAACAAGTCAAACGACACGATTAACGCTGCCGCAATTAAGAGCAGCCCGATCAAGTTTCGAGTTATGATTTTCATGTTTTAGTTGATTCCTACCACGAATTTTGAACGCTTTGCCTTGCCAGTATTCCCCTTCCTGATCTCCAAGGCTTTCAATCTCAGATTCAGCCCGGCCAGTATGTCACACAGATCGTTGTGCGCCCAGATTGGATTAAGTTGCCTCAATGCAGCAATGGCAGTGCTCTGCGACTTCACAAGCTTATGGTCAACATCTCCCTCCCACGCTCGCTCGGCTTCTGCCAGCGTGTCAACCGTTCGTGTAGATGGCTGTATCTGGCACATTGGATTGGTGCATACGATCTGAAACATCTCTCTATGAAAAAGCTTTGGCCGCTTGCCACACCAACGACACGGTGAGTAACGTTTCTCGATTGACTTCTTTTTCCGGCCTTTCACGGTTGGTTGGTAGCAAACAGAGACGGATTCGGTAGCAAAAAGTTTTTCGCTTCCAATGGCCGGCGTCCTGTTGGCACCGGCCTCCACTCCAGCACTGTCCGATTGGTTGACAGCATCACTGTGTTGGTCAGATAACCGGGTACGATTACGGTCGCTACGGCAATCTCTGTTCGCACCTTTTGATTGCCCGAAGGATGCAGAATCTCAGTAATGTTCGTGCTGAAACAGACATGCGCGATGACTGCTATGTCGCCCTTCTGAACCTCCACCTTGTTGCTGATCTCACCGCCAACCAGAACAATAGCCAACATCACAACGATGAATGCGGTGGATTTCATATTTGTGGGCCGATAACAGGCTTCAGCATAGCAGAAATGGTCAAAGAGTCCACGGGTTTTTGATACACCCTGAGTCCGAATCGCTCGCATTCGCGTATGATGCTGTCGTTCAGATGGCCGCTGACAATTATGATCTGCGTCTCTGGCCACATGCGACGAAGCGCCGCAGCCACGGCTATCCCGCTTCGACCGCCCGGCAAAGACAAGTCAATGAATGCCGCGGCGAACGGGATGGCGAGCTTTATCATGTGAATAGCTTCCTCAGCACTCCCGGCGATTTGTGGTTCAGCCCCGTTCCGCTGAATCACAGTAGCAATCAGTTCCGCATCTTGTTGATCGTTTTCGACAACGAGAACACGTAGCGGCGGCGCAGACATCGAATGAACATGCTTCAAACCTTCAAGGTCTTGCATTATGGCGTCGTGTAATGTCATAGCTTTCCTACTAGATAGCTGACCAACGCGCCCACTGTTGCAGCAATTACGATCTCCAGCCAATGGGTAAAAGACCTGCCACGCCGAATTTCTTCAGCGTGTTTCTTTCGCACCTGCCGATTGAACACAACCACCCGCAGCCAGAGATATTCGAGAGCATGAACCGTTTTGCTGTCAGCAAGAATGAGCGGATGAAATCTGGCATCAAACTTCTTGAGTTCGTCCTCGCCGATTGAACCTTTGAAGTCCTCTCCAGATGGAAGCTCAATCGCCTTGACAACGAGTCGTCTTGCCACTTCCGGCTCAATATCTTCGTCGGGTAACTTGTAGTTGAAATCCACTGATTCACTTTTGAACTTGAAAGGATGACTCAGCAGTCTCAGCGACTCCAGAGTTCACTTCCTCTCGGTGAATGGATTACGGCCCCAGTCGAATTGATGCGTCGCTGCGGGGCAAGGGCGGCGTCCCAGCGACGTTGGAAAAAGAAGATTCGCCCCACCAGTTGCTAGAAGTGAGCACGAAGAACCGCTGATTCGCATCAATCGGCAAGCTGATCTGCGAATTGGTAGCAACCACTGTCCGGTATAACGGCCAGTTCGTTACCGAAAGGTTAATGTTGGTTGTTGAATACACCTTGAAGACAAGGTTCGTTGAGAGTTCGTTCGCAGGGTAGTTGAGCACCTGCAAGGTCAGGTTCGTGCGCAGCGGAGCAGCCAGAACAGCCGCTGCCATTAGCGTCAGAAATAAGAAGGTTCGTATCATGGTTTGATTTGGATTATTGGTGTTTTTGGTTTTTGCGCAGAAACAGTGTAGGTCAATTCGTCAGAGAAAACTGACTCTGTTCCCAAAGCATTGTAAGCAGTCGCTGCGAAGTGGTATGTCTGGCCAACCGTCATATTTGTATCAGTGGCCTGTAACGCGCTGCCAACGTCAAGCTGATTGGTGTAGCTCCTTACGCCAACCCCGTAGTAAAGCTTGTATCCCGTCACTGTGCCATCTGGCGACGGATCCCACGCAACCGTTACCGTCGCGCCGATGACAGCACATGCCATTGCCACAAGCAGCAGTACCATCACGACCAGTTTATATCTCATACCCATGCTGGTTGAAACGTCGTTTGATTGTACTCCAGACAGAATTTAGATCGCTCATTCGATTATGGCAACCGCCCTTGTCCGGGTGTTCGCGAACCAATTTTTCTCGGTAAAGCTGGCGAGCCTTTTCCAGCACTGCAAGATGATTGATTTTCCGCGTCCAGAACGATCCATTGCTACGCTGGCGCTTGACGTAGAGCAATGATCGTGGCACCCCCAGCGATAGCAACTGGCTGATAGTGTATCCCTCTGTCCTGCGTTGGCCGCGTTGTTTTACTACGTTCATGCGAGTCATGCTGAAAGATATTTACGGTGTATCTTTGTATCTATTACAATCAAAGAATGAAGCTTTGTAAAATCACCGGCTGTGGTAATTCTGCACATTGGAGGGACGATGGCAAACGCGGCATGTGTCACATGCACTACGCAAGATGGCGGAGACATGGCAATCCTAACGTGTGCAAATATGCCAACGATGGAGAGGGTTGCGTCGTTAAAGGCTACAGGCGTCTCACAATCGGCGGGAAATACGTTTACGAACATCGCGCAGTGATGGAGCGGCATCTTGGAAGATCACTCAGCAAGAAGGAAATTGTTCATCACAAGAATGGAAATCCTCTGGACAATAGAATTGAGAATCTTGAGTTGCTGATTAACCAAAGCCATCATGCACACCTACACGCAAAGCAGCGTCGGTCTTAAGCGGCGCCTTTTATCAAACCCTTCTCGACCAAGGCAGCGCGGAGTTCGTTCAGCAGTGTTTGAATCGCGGCAAAGTTTGCGTCCACAGCAGCCTTGTCCACGGTGTCAGCACCAGTCACATCGGCATCGAGTGACACCGCAGCTTGAGCGGCTCCGGCTCTTTGTGCGACCGCAGCGCTGCCGTGAAAGGCAATCTTTTGTCCGACCGCCGTCCCGATCTGGGTGCCAGTCCCCGTGCCGAGCACTACGTTTTTCGCGTCGGCAATCGTCAATGTCCCCCCGGCCTCGTCAATCACTGCCACAGTGACCGGCACCAGCCGCTGTGTCGCTGCATTCCACATCCAAAGCTTGCCGTCGTCACCGGCCAGCATCCGCACCCGCTTCGTCAGCCCGCGCATCAGATTGTCGTTGGCTACTTGATCCGTGCGATACAGCTTGAACGACTGCGAGGCTACAGTGCCGCTCACGGTAACAGTAACAGTCGTTGAATTGGTAAACCCACCGGCTGCAATAACTCGTGTCGTGCCATCCGCAAACCGAATCGTCGCGCCTTCATCGTCTGCCGTGAACACCGCAGCCGAGGCCGTGACTACCGTCGTGGCCTGCGAGGCCGTCAACCCTTGTGACGGCGAGAACCACCCGTCTATGTTGTTCCAGTTGCCGTTAATTATTGAATTCAGCGACCCAGAACTTGTTGGATGGTTCTCAAGATTTGCGTTGTAAAGAATCATAGGCTGAACTCCGCATAGTAATTCGACAGACGGTTTGTCTGCGTGAACACTCGAAAGACTACCGCACCTGCCAGCTTGTTGACAACCAAAGTTACTGTCCCCGGCACTTCCAAAGTCGGCGCCACGAACACCGAAGTATTCGGCATCGGTTCCTCACTCAACTGAACGCCAGCAGCGTCCAATTGCATGACGGCATAGGTCTGATCTCGCAGCGTGCCAATCGGATTCCGAGCAGTGGTGTAGAACGGAATATCCGTTCCGACATCATGGTAAGTCGGACGCACCACGATTGTCACCGTCGCCCCGCCGTCAGCGATGGACACCGGCTCGGGCAACAATGGCCGCTTCGCTGTGGCCAAAAATAGCGTATCGTTGTCGCCGTAGTGGAATATCTGCGCGTTTACATAGACGCCCAATCCAAGGAAAGGAAAGCCGCTACGTTCTACAGGCTGCAATCGGAAAAAGATTTCTTCACCTTCACCACTCACCAGCGGGAATTGCTTGTTGGTCGGCCAGTTTCGGAAATAAACCACTTTCGCGTCAACCGGATGTTGCATGACGCGAGTGCCAAATGCTCCACGAATGATGTTCCGCATCCGATAGCGACCTAGCGTCACTTGTTCCAGCAAACCAACCTGCATGACTTCTTCCTCGATCAAAATGTAGTGAAGCCGAGCATCGCCCAAGGCCGTCAGATGGTCCGTGTCCTCGTCTATCAGCGTCACAGAATCCAGATCAATCTGGTTGAACTCAGCCGCGCTGAAGTCCACCTGAAACCCTGCCGCACTGCGATTCCAGTTTTCGTTGCCGGGCATCGCGTCAACCAACTCACCTACTTGCGCTATGACGCCGGCAAACCCCTCGAATCTATTGCCACTCGCAAACGCCATGTGCGTGTAAGTCACTTCGTCAAAAGACCGCCAGACCCTCGCTGCGGCATGGCTGGCTCGCAGCCGATTCATGCCAACGATGATTGTGCCGCCGTTGTCGTTGAACACTTCAGGCACCTCGAACACGAACGCAAAGGCATTGGCATCCTCCAGTTCCAAGTCCGACAAGTAAACGTCGTCAGGGTCAACCGGCACAATCCGTTCCCAAGGATGGACGGTCGGAATGACCGGGTCCGATTCTTCGCCTTGAATCGGTGACAGCGTTTGATCTTCGACCGCGGTTACTTTGATCGAGTCGTCGTCAGAGCCGCCGTCCTGCACTTGCATGACCAGCCAATAGGACGTGACTACTTGCGACGTGAACTCGCCCCAGATAATCCGCACCACATCGCCCACGGCCACATGCGATTTGAACCGGTTCATTTCCCATTGCGCAGAGCGCCACGGGTAGGACAGTTCGGACAGCAGCCGCGCCGTTTGTTGGTAAGCCAGATTCCAGTTGTTGAACCCCGGCAACTGAATCCGCTGCGGTACGATTCTACCGTTTAGAATTTCCACGTTGCCAATGTCCTGAGCCGTCACGCTGTCCGGCCGTTCGCCGCGTTCACTCGAAGTGAACTCCGCACGCAGTTCATTCGTCGTGGCTTCCCAAAGCGGCACGCCAAGGGTCAACTGACTCAACTCAGAATCGCGCAACGTCAGAATGTTTGAGTGCGTCTCAGTGATGTCCAAGAGCGATTTCAGTTTGTAAACCTCGCCATCCCAAGTGAGCAACGTCCGGCAATGACTCTGGATGCCTTCCAGGAACGAGCCGATGTCATCTGACTGCTCGACTACCAGACCAAGCCCGATGTTCTTGGTTTCGTAGTACTCAGACGTGGCGATGAAACTGTCCTCGTCAATGATGTCGCTCGACAGACCACGGCCCCACACCTTGTTGGTCAGGACTTCGTAGTAGATCGCAGCCGGGTTTGCCAGATGATAGGACGGATTTCCACTGTCCGCACTGCCGCGTACTTTGATGCCGGTCACAGTCGAGCCATCGTCACGGATGCACCGGCACCGGCGCCGTACCATGAATTGATACGTCGCAATGGTTGGTTGAGTGCCGAGCGAGAAGCCGCGGCCGCCAGCCGACACGCCGAACAATGCCCAAGCGATGTTCTTGTAATCTATGCCAGTGCCCGCGTATGGGTCGGCGGCACCCAGCCGCACCTGCTCTGGTCCACCGCGATAAACCCGAACCACACCACCGTCAGGATGGTCGTCGTTGTCGTCAATGAATTCATCCTCAGCAGCCAGCGTGATTTCGATTGAATCGTCAACGTCGAACTCCACCCACGGGTCCGGCGCGTCAATCATCGGTCGCTCTCCCGGCATCCCAAACACCTGACCCACGGCGTCAATCTCGCCCATGCACAGGTCCATCTCCCATTTGTGGTAGTAGTTGAAGCCTATCCCTTGCTTTGGGCCGGGGTCCGATGCAGGCGTGAACAGTTCCTTGCTCGAAAAGAAATTCTTGTTTGACCGAATAAAGTTCGGCGTGACCCGAGCCGTGCCAAAGACAACCGCAAACGGCATCCCGGTAACAGCGGAAGCAATCTTCAAGTCTTGAACCGCGGCCATGTTCTGACTGTCCGCTTTTGGCTTGTAACTCATGCCAATGGCGCCGCCGGCCAATAGCAGGATGCCGGACACGACAAGCTGTGGCTGGCCAAAGTACGCACCGCCGACAATCAGCACGGCGCCCAGCACCATCGAACCAATGGATGTCGTTTGGCCGCTCATTTCCAGCCGATCTCATGAAATCGCACCAGCAGCTTTGCTTTGTGCCGCCAATGTTGCCAGCGGCTTTTCGTAACGATGTGACCCCCCAGAGACTGGTAACAGTTCACTCCGTCCAAAAATCCACAGTGGCCATTCAGTTTCACGCCCTTTCGGAAAACGGCCACGTCGCCGAACTGCACTTCATGGCTCATGTCCAGCAATTCAACGTGGAAGTGTTTCTCCAATTCTGTTTCGATCAAATCTTCCGGCTCTGGTTCAGTCTCGAACTTGTACTCTGGAATTGGACGGCGTTCGTAGATGCCAGCCGCAACCATGATTTCGTTCATGTAGTTGATGCAGTCAATCCCGGTCGGAAAGACGGCCATGTTCGGCTGATGCGCTACGCCGCGCCAGCGCTCCGCTTCGGCCAAGGCCAAAGCTTTCCGTTTCTCAGTCCAGATTTTGCTCATGATTAAACCCCATGCACGGATGGGCTAGTTACTGGTATCCACGGCATACCGCCGTAGCGGTCTTTGTTGTCGAACACTTCATCGCACATTTTGAGCGTCCGATTGCAGCCGCGAACAACCTTCACGTCAATCCCAACGTCAATCGTCGTGCTCCACCAGCCAAGGTAAAGCCGGACACCAGCGCTGGCCGGCAAAACCTCAGTGGCCAGAATCGTGATGATATTCCCGGTCACAACCTCAATCAGTTTGCCAGCCTGAAACGTCTCAGCCGTGATGGCCTCGCCGTCCAACGTCAGGTCTGAGATGTCCACCGACCGACCGCGCAAAGCAACCGCGTCCAAAGTTGTTTCCAGCCGAAACGCTGCATCGTCAAGGTCCACTCCGCACGCCACACCGCCCAGCATGTGCTGGCAGCTTTTCTGCCGGAAGTATCTCGGAAACCGACCGTCTGACTGCATGATGAGCGATACCAGACTCAGATTGATCGCGCTCGCGCTGAACGACAGATACGTCACCACACCTTTGAAGATCGTGTAGGTGTCCGTGCCCCAAGTAATCGGTCCCGGCAATGACAGCTTGTTAACCCGGACAATGGTCACTTTGACCGTGCTCGGTGTCGTGTACAGAACGACCTCGCGCAACTGAGCGGCCCAGCCTGAATCATTGATGCCAATGGCCATGTCAATTTGGTTCGAGCCAATCTCAGACCGTTGCTCCGGGGCTGTGTGTCTGATTTGAGCGCGTGTGAACGTCTGCGGGTCAGTCCCCTTAGCCACCGGCAAGCCTTCGACAATCACGTCCTCGTTGTAAGCCGCCAGATGAAACAAGTCAGCGCCATGCTCAATGATGTAGATGTAACATGCCGCTGTCTTGCGCTCAGCTTCAGCCGCCCGAAAGTCAACTGGTTGGTCTTTTGGCATAATCAGGCCAAGATGCAGTATTTGATTTCCGACAAATGGATGCTCGCTGCTGTGCCGCTCCAACAGCAATAGATGGCATTGAAAAATCCGTTCGTTGCTTCATCCACGGCCATCAGCGTGGCTGGAGTCGAACCCCCATAGCTCGTCACCGTAGCGTCCAAAAACCGTTCAATGTCTGCGAGTCCTGGCAGAACAAGAGCTTGGTCGAATCGGTCCTCGGGCAAGTCAATAAAACCCGGTCCAGTAGTGGCGTTCAATCCGGCAACTCCAAGCGTGAAGTTTGGCGACCCTTTCCAAACGTCAATAAACATCCCTTGTCTGACCGTATTCGGACTCGCGACCACCCGAGTCATGTTTGAACTATTGCCTCCATCAGTGAACAGCAAAGGCGGTCGCCAAAGTCCACTTGACAGGGGGCTGACAGTATAACAGACCGGCGAAGTGGCATTGCGAACAGGAAGATTGAAATACCATCCCAATGTATGGTCGTAGGTCGTCACGCCGGGAGTAAGCAAACCGCCCGGCAAACCTGTCACCGGATTGGAGCAAACACCCAGAATAAATATCGCAGCCCCAAGTCCCGCTCCAGAATCATCAACCGCCAGACGGCAACCTATCCGTATTCGATTCCAGTCTGTTCCCTCTTGAATCTTTCCAGCCCATTGACTGTTATTCAAAACCATCCGCTTGTCGGTTTCTGACCCGAACACGGTTGTTGCAACGGTAGGATTCATGACATCACTTTGAAAAGCATCTCTGAAAACTCAAGGTCATTAGACGTGCGCTCCCAAGCGGCGCAGACATGAGTCAGCGTTCCGTCCGTTCCTTCGTCCACAGCCAACGTGCCTCCGTTGGTCCAGATATAGGCGAGACTTGAGATGCCTAATTCCGACTCTATGAACTCGTCAGCGTCAGAAAACGGGGTTATCGCCATCGCTTCTTTCAATATGTCCAATGAACAATCCACCAGACCCGTAGTGCTTCCGCTGTTCACCCCGACAGCCTCGAATGAAAAACTAGGAGAGCCTTTGGTGATTTGAAGTATCATCGCCGTTCTAACGTTCTCAACGTCCGCTGACAGCAAACTCCCGGCAGCCATGTTATCCCCGTCAGTTACAGTCGCGCCAACCTTCTTTCCAACGCTGACCGTATGAGAATAACGCAATGGTCCAGTGGATCGAGCCATTGCCGGAAAAGAACCAGACGCCACGTTATAGATTCCAACGAAGTGAGATGTTAAATTTCCCAAGGGTCCGTTTGTCATTTGTGCGTCAGGACTGGCCAGCATTCCAACATACCATTCCGGTCGGTTTTCAAATGAAAAGCCATAGATACCAATCCCGGAATCAGTGATTGCCCAACGCCAGCCCAGACGAAGCACGTTCCAACTCGAACCTAGCTCTGCGGCCCACTGGCCGTTAGACAGTACAAGCTTTCCGTCGCTCGCAGCGGCGATGGTTCGATGAAGAATATTTACAGACATATCATGCAGCAAAAATGTTAGTGAACCCTGTCACGCTTGCTCCAACACCGCCAGAGTAAGACCCGTCAGGGTAGTCATCAAACTCATCTCCAAATGGGACAAGAAAAGGTCCAGTGGCCGCGACGTAGTTAATAAGTCCAGTGCCCGCAACGGGAAAACCACCATTCGAGTAATCTCCATCCGCGTAGCAATCAAAGGTATTTCCTCCACCATTTGTGATGTCCACAACCGCACAAGGATTCGGGTCAAACAGTTCTGTTGGGTCGGTGAACACCAACTCAGTCATAGCCAAACTGCATTTAGCTGACTCAGGCCCGTTGAACTCCAGTTCCAACTCGTCATTCAGAAAGCGAACAAGGTAAAGCCAGCCGACAATGAAGCGGTCCAGATCAAAGTCGCGAGCGACTGCCGTTACCAATTCGAGAACTTCAGGGTCAGCGCCGCTGACAGAGTTGACCCGCGTCAAATGCAAGTCACCTTCATCGTGTAACAGAAAGATGTGATGACCAAGATTCTCAATAACCTGCAACGTCTCGCTTTCATCGGCCGCAAAGAGTTCGTCGTAGGCAATCGGCTCAATACTCAATTCAGTTTCGGTGTCCAGAATCGAAGCAGCCGGCTTTAGTTCTGGATGCCACGACAGCACAAAGAATTCACCCCACTTGCCGCGTTGATCGTAAAAGAAGTCGGTCAACTCCCGGATGTTCTCGCGGCCATGCAGCAGAAACTCGAAATAAAATGTGTGTTGTGCGTGTGCTCCGCGTATGAACCGAACCTCGGGCGCCACGGACATCTTGACCGAATCAAAAGCACGCATGGCCCGCAACCGCGGCGGCGCCGCAAAGTCAGGCATGATGGTCAGAACCGGGTATGTCGAGAGTGTCGGCATCAGCTTCCAACGAGTGTCGGTGAAAGACCAAGCTCTTGCACGTAGAGAATTTCCTCAGCCGCCTCCAGTCCAGCCATCCGACTGTCCAGCGAGTTTTCGTTTCGCTGGCCAATGATGCACGGATAAACCAGCGCCCCAGACGTGTATGACGGCACCGCGATGTCTGGAAACACTGCATTGCCAGAGGCCAGCGTGATTGTGTCTGTGCCAATCGCTGTAATGACTCGAAACACAGATGCAAGCCCTGACTGTTCAAAAAAGGCGTATCCGCCCACCTGAAAAGCTGTCTTGGCAAGGCTTGCCACAGTCAAGGTCACTGTATCACTCAACACAGAATCAAGTGTCTCAGGCACGGTCCAGAGCGGGACAACGATGGCACTGGCCATCTCTCTTAACGCCGCCATTCGCCGAGTCCCCCAGTCGAGCGTATTCATTCCTCTGATAGCGTAAGCAATCGAGTATAGCGGCCGTGAGCGCCGGCTGTTGCGCTGCTCAGTGTTGTTCTTGCTGACTTGAATAGCCGTTTCCCAAGTTTCCCAGTAACGCACCGGCTGGGACCAATCTGGTTGATCGGTCACAAAGACATGGTCGGCTTCAAAAGTGTTCCGGTACATCAGCGTCAACCTCTGATTCCAAGTGCCACTTTCACTGACGACCGATTACGGCTGATAACATTCAACACTGCATTTGGATTAGCCGCCAGTCGCTCGTCAATCATGCGCGGATCCGTCACATTGATGATTTCAGTTCGCTGCCTCTGACTGCCCATGCCACTGAGTAGAGCGCCAAACTGATCTTCGTTGAAGATAACCTCGCCACGGTGAGCGATTATTGGAACTTCATCGCCGGCCATGCCGCCTCCAGCATACCGCGATGCCGAGTCAAACCAAGTCGGGTCAGCCCCACGCAACGCGCCAGAGCCAGCCATGCCGCCTTCGTGTTGAGTCGAAGCAAAGATGCCACCGGTCACTCCACCAGTGCCGCCAAAGGCCGACATCAAGCTTCGGACAATCAATTGCTGAATCATCACGCGAATCAAAT